TTGCAGGCTCGCCAATTCAGCTTCCAGCCCTGCCAGAATGTCGCGTTCGCGCTGCAAGTCCTCGTCGTCAGCATCCATCTTGCTAATTCGGTCGCGCGCCGCCTGTATCCAGAAACGCAGCATGTCCCGCCGTTCTGCCAGGCGGAATGCTTCGGCCATTTCCGCTTCTGAGACGAAGGCCGAGTCCAGCCACGAGACAGCCCCGACCGTGACACCCGCCATCGCGGCCAAAGCGCCCGCAACAGACCCGCCAAGCAAGGCCCAATCTTTAAGTGCTTTCGGTTGGGGCATTGGGTCGCCTCTCCCATGCGCGCAGTCCATAAAGCAATCCAGCAAAGCCAAGAATGGCGGTTAGCTTCTCAATGCCAACGGACGGAACCAATACAGCAAGCGGAATAAGCGGGATACACACCCAAGCCATGAGGGGCCGGGGCCATTTGCGGGCAGTATCAATATCAATACTAATCATTTGCGCCTCTGCATTTTAGGGGTTGCGTTGATAATTTTAGCGCGGTAGATTGTGCATGTTCAATTTCCTATGATTGGACATCAATTCGAAAGCCTCAGCGCTGTCTGCAAACGTGACGCTGGGGCTTTCGTCTTTTTGGCAGCAGGTTAAATGTCAAAATCAGCTAGATCATACTTCAAAGCACACGCGAAGCCTTTGACTTCATTCAAGGCGTTTACACTCGCAGCGGCGGCATGAATGAAAAGCTGAAAGCGGCCATAGACGCCAGAATAAAACTGGCGAATAAAGCTACTTTACCACCGCCTTCTTGATGTCCGATACGTCGGCCTGCAAAGCCTTCATTTGCTCTTCGAGGCGCGCAATGGCAATCTGATTAACCTGTGACGTGTCGTGCTCTTTCAAAGCCTTTACGTCAGACCGCAACTGGCCATATCCAACCGCACCGGCAAGCAAGGCAACCACGCCTGACAATCCTACCCAATCCAGTATCCCCGTCATTGCAGCGCTTCCTTCGTGCATAGCCATTGTCTTAACCGTATTTCCAGATGCGAGGGCGAAGACCCCGGCGCTCGTAGTCTTTATTGTCGTCTAAGTGAATGAACGATGGTTTGTTTACGCCAATGCCCGCAAAGCGCATTTCAGCGGCTTGAGTGAGCAAGATATACCAATGTTCTTCCTTGCCTGACGCTGGGGCAATGTCCGCCGCCCAGCCGCCGGAGTGGTTGCCCTTGCCGCCAATGTCCCGATCATGCTCCGGTGTCCGATACCAAGAGTTGACCCTAATCGGAAAACCGCAGAACTCCCGCAAGCCATCCATGCGAAGACCAAACGGAACATAGAGGACAATAGAGCCGTCGCGGCTATCGGCCACCTCTTTGGGGTCAAAGAACTTGAGCGACCATTGTTCCGGGCGGACATCAGACCAATGCTTGAAGCGGAGAATATCGGTCATGCAAGGAGTCCGTGGTTTTGAAGCGCCTGCGCGATTTGTTGAAGCGTATAACCGCCAAACGTCGAGTCAACATTAACCGCCGTCCCGCCTGAGTTTTCAACAAATGTTGCCTCTGCAACGCCGGTAGTCTGTCGCGCGCCAACCACCTGATTGACCCCGACATTAAATGTCGTGCCGGTGATATTCCGGCTTGCGTCAATAACCGTAGTGCCGCCAACCTCAAAAGTGCCGGTGGGGATGTTGACCACATCGTCAAAATCAATGCGCAGGATGTCGCTATTATATGTCCCAGCGTTCGTTGTTCCAAGCAGCAAGTTTGTTGAACCGGCCGCCTTTGGTCCGATATAGCAGTTGCCGGAATTGGAGCCGTAATACGCATGCAGACCCGCTGTTGTTGGGCTAAAGGTGTCGGGGCTGCCCGGAACAACGAATTGCTCCGCACCCCCGCCGTAAAGCCTACCCTCTGACAGAATAAAACTGCCTGCGCCGGTTACGCTGACTGTGCTGGCAATGTCGCCAATGATACCAGTAACGCTCTCCCCCGCGATTGTGACGGTGCTGCCACACTCTGCAATGGTTAGTGTGCCGTCGCTCGCATTACTCCCAATCGTTAGGGCGCTTGCCACCGCAGTCGTGGTAATTGAAAAGTCTGTGCAATAATCAATGTCAAGATCGGCTTGCAATGCAACGGAGTATATATGAATGTTTGCGCTATTTACGCCGCCGCCCGCGTCTGTATTGCCCGTAATCTTTATCGCATCATCAAACGCCGTGAAAACGCCCGCGTTAAAGTCTAGGCCAATGATTGCATCGCCGTAGAAGCCCGCGCTTGTGGTCTGGAAGATGGAACCCCGAACAACAATATCCCGCACTCCGTCTGAGACGGTCGTGTGGTTGTCGTTGTAGTAGGCCCCGTCGAGATAGATGCCATTCACGAAAGTTGACGCGCCGGTAATGTAAACGTCGAGGATAGAAAAATCGCCGCCGTTAGCAGCGCCGTCTACTGTCCCGCCTGATGTATAACCAGCGATGGAAACGCCAGATGTGCCGACCAACTCAATCGTATTGGCGTCGATGTAATTAATGTAATAGCTATTGCTGTTTAGTCCCGTAGGGCCGTCCGTAAAGCCGGAAATCGACACACGCATACGGTCTTTGTAGGTGTGGCTCGTCACGGTCAAGCGAATGTCAGCCGGTTGAGAAACGCCCGTCACAGAGAATTGATCGTTATTCTTCCAGAGGCCAAACGCGGTGCCGCCCGTCTTCGTCGATGGGGCTGAAATGGCAATCTTGTCCCAATGAATTTTTGTTTGCGCCTCAATAAAAGGCTCATTAGCCACGCCGGTCGAGTAGTTGCGATTAAAGACCGTCGAGTATGGCGAACCCGCGCAGCGAAAAACCGCAGAGCCTCCACGGATCGGATTGGGCTGCGTGTCGAAGTAAAAATTATACGGAGGGAAGTCAATGATGATGCCCTTGTCCAGAGAGCGGTTTTCCAGATAGGTCATCAGGTTGTCCCACTCGTCATCAATGTCGGTGGAAGAACCCGAGTGAGCCGCGTCTATTTCCCACCACTCGGACCGGGCGACCGTACCTACGAGGCGTTCCCATGCGCCAGAAGCACCTGTAGTGTCAGATGACGGAGCAACCCATACGCCCTCGCCGGGATCGTTCGTGACTTGGGTAGATTTGTCGCTAGAGCGCCAGACGAACATGCCGCCGCGTTCATCGTCTTCTACCCATACAGACGAATAGAGACCCGCCCCAAGCGCCTTGAGAGCCGTGTAGTCGGCGACCGTGGCGTTGTCGAAATACGCCTTAACCGATTGCTGCGATGCTGTTGCGGTCGCGCTGTCGGACGCCATATCATCTTCATCAAGCAAATCGCTCGACATGAGGAATGTGTCGCTTTCAAGCGCGGTATTGAACTCGGTCTTCGAGCCAACAAGCGTGTTGCTTGTCAGGTCAATTGTCTTGTTGGTGAGTGTGACGCTATTGGTGAGCGTGGCAAAGCTATCGTCAGACAAAGCCGTGTTGAACTCTGCCGTAGTTCCGGTCAACGTGCCTTCCGAAAGGTCCAGCGTCAGCGTGTTGTTGGCGCTGTCAATCGTCTTGTTCGTAAGCACTTCGGAGCCATCAAGGCTTGCAAAGCTACCATCGGACAGGGCGATATTGAACTCGGCCAATGTGCCGGTCAACGTGCCTTCGGACAAATCAAGCGTCAGCGTGTTGTTGGCGCTGTCAATCGTCTTGTTCGTGAAGGCTTCTGTTCCGGCCAAAGTCGCAATCGTGCCGTCAAAATCAGGCACGTTGAGAGTGCGGGTCGTGCCTGTCGTAACGCCGGATACCTGAAACTGGACTTTCTTCGTCCGGTCGGCATTGTCGGCAAGCGCAAACAGGCTATCCTGAAACGCACCATCCTTGTCGATAGCGACCTTATCAACGCCACCAACCTGCAAGAGAAACAGTTTGGACGCATCAACAGAAGCCGTGTCCGTCACATTCATCTTGAAGGCGTTGAATGTGGTGGCTCCGTCGTTCCATACGTCAGTGAGGTTATGAATAGGTGTGGTGGTCATTGTCTAACCCCTTCAAGGGAGCGTGATTCTTGCGTCCCGCCGCCAAAATAAACTGAATAACCGGCAGGAATGCCCGGCACCGCCGCCTGCCTCACGGCGTCAAGAACGCCTTGACCAACCTCGGCCAGAACATATTGGTCAAACGCAAGTTGCGCGGCTTGCTCAAAGTCTGGAGGACGCATGGTTGCCAGCTCCGTTACGGCGCGGTTGCGAGCGCCTTCGCTTTCAGCGCCGGATATTCGGCCAACATACCGGCCAACGGTGTTGACAAATCTGTCAATGGCAATTTTCGGACGCCCCGCAAAGGCAGACGCGAGCGCGCCGACAAGGCTTGTCCTGACCTGCTCGTTTGCAGCGTCAACAGCCTGTGCTGCGTCTGGCGGAGGCCCGCGTCGAGGATCAACATTTCTTGCCGCCGAAAACCGCTCACGGCTACTTGTGAAGGTCTGCATGAACTCGTTGAACTGCTCGTCGCTGTCAAATAAAGTGCGCGCCATTTGTCGCTGTTGCGGGCTACTCATAACGGAGACGGTTGCGTCCAAATTATCTCGGCGCTTCGTCACCGAATCTTCGACCGCCTGCAAAAACCCTACACGGGCCTGCTCTAACTCGCTTGGCGTCATTGCCGCAACGCGCTGCGCAAAATCATCCGGCGACTCGCGGAAAAAGTTTCTGCCCAAATCAAGCGCTTCAACCATGCGGCTATCGCCCGCAAACGTATCGACAGCCGCCCGGTATTCTTGGGGCATGATATCAAGAAGTTCTTGTTGTAATTCGAGAAGCTGCCGAACCTCCGTTCGGTTTAGCGACGTGTCACCCTTTCGGTGCGCCGCCACCGTATCGCCTATCGACTGATAAAGAGAATGCAAATCATCTAGGCGTGTTGGTTGGCTTCGGTCGGCGGGCATTTCAGCGCCACCAGAACGCGGGCGCGACCGGCGCAAGGTGGAGCCGCGTCCAGACATTCTGATTGAGCGATTAGCGCGGTTGACAACCTCCTCCGGCAACCGCCACAAAAGGCCGCGAACGGACTCCGTGCTCTCCGCGTAACGCGGGCCGCGCTGGCCTGACGGGCCTTGGTAAAGAGCCGCGTCATACATTTGATCGGCGGTTTCCTTGCGCGCCTCAATTAGCGCCGTCCGGCGATCAAGAGCGCCTTGCGGGAGGCCCAGCGCGCTTCTTGTTTCGTCAACAATCGAAGCGGCTTGCGCGCTCATGCGGTCGTCAAGAGTTTGAACAAGCGGCTGCGTAGACCGGCCAGAACCACGCGCGGCAGACCGAACCACTTGCTGCAATGTGGGTGCGTTCTCAAAAAACTCGTAGAAAGCGACATCGTTTGGCGCGCTTGCAAAAGCGGTTATTTCAGCCAGGGCCTCATCTCTTGTGCGCCCGTCATTCATCAGAGCGCCAACATATCTGTCAATAGCCGCGCGGTCAGCCGAAGACGCCCCACGCTGCCCTGACATGCGGCGAACGCCAGACTGAACAGCGCGGAATGTAGGCCCTCCAATATACCGGCCAAAAGCATCAGCACCTACAGGCGCAGAGGCACCAAGGCCAGCGCCAATGGTTGCGCCGGTCAAAGCCCCTGTTCCGCGCTGCCCGGTTGGGGCCTCGCCAAACCCTGCCAAAGCGCCCCACGCCGCGCCCTCTGTTGCGCCTTGCCTTACAGCCGGACCAAGGGCTGCACGAGACAAGGGTGCTGCGCCGCGCGCTGCTGCTGTCGTTGTTGCGGCTGTCGGAGAAAGCGCCATAAGCGGGAGACCGGCCAGCATATCTGCGCCAAATGACGTAACAGGCCGCGCCTCACGCTCGTCTTGCAGGTTTACATCTGCGTAATGCTCAACCAAGTCCGGATCGTATCGCTGACCGCTTGGCGCGCGATTCCCAAAAGCGTTTGAAACGCGAGCCGAAAGCCCCTGCACTTCTGGCAGGAAGCCAAAAAGGCGCGGCAGCCCTTCACTGAACGTAGATGTCGGCTCTTGAAAAATGTTTGGATAAAAGCGACCGCCGCGAGCCTCCTGATTTGCGCGGGAATAATTATACGCCTCTACTTGCCGTTGGGCATACATGCGCGCGTAGTCACGCGCCTCCTCGCGGCTGTATGGCATACGGGAGTCGCCAATATAGACCTCCGCTTGATCGCCTTGACCGCGAACCCGAACATTATCAAGGAAGATAGCGTTTCCATTCGGCAGCTCGACGCGCATCCTGCGCTCGACGGGGCTGTATGAGACGTTGTAATCTTCTGCCATTAGAAAGGCTCGTATGTGTTAGACCCACCAAGGCGGGAGTCATAGCGCTCTTGTCTGCGAATATATTCAGCGTAAACGTCCGGCATATCTTGCTGCATCACATATTCACGCTCGGCACGGACATCAGACAGCTCTCTAATTGTTCTCTCAAGTTCCGAACGAAGCTGCTCTGGAGGAAGTCTAGCGTCCAAAAGGCTTTGTGCGGCCTGAATAATGGCGATTTCGTTTTGTGTTAACTGACCAAAGCCGGAGCCGCGCTCACCAATGCTTTGCGCGTATTCACGCATTGCGGTAAGCTGATTAATAATCATCGGAGACGTGATTGAGCGAAGATAAACCTCAACCTGATCGGCTGGCAAGCCGCGAATAAACGACAGGTTTGAACCAAGGCCAGACGCAAGGTTGCCGTATTCGTCAATAACCTCTTGCGCCAATCCCGCCGCCCGCATTTGCCGAGCTGCCGTTTGGTTATTGGCAAAATTCTGCTGCGCAATAACTCTTGCGGCTTGCGGATTGCGCTCTGCTTCTGGTATTTGCCTCGCCCTGATTTCATATTCTGCCAACTCTGGCGAAATGGCTTCACCCTGACCGGCAGCCGCCCTCTCTTGCGAAAGGCGGACAAGATCGGACACAACGCCACCTACGGCCTCGCCGCCCGCTACGCGCTCTACGGCGGCGTCAAACATATCTCCACCAACAGAAGGCGTGGGAGCGCCCGCATCGCCGCCATCGACTTCTTCCCAACTGCGAACGGTTTGCCCGCCAACGCGCGCAAGCCTTTGCTCGTATGTAGCGTCTGGGCGATAACCAGCCTCCTCACCACCAAGCTGTGCGCCCGTCCGGCGGTCCAAATCAACAACCTGACCGGGGATGGTGATATTAGTGCTTGGAGCGCTCGACGCAAATTGGCCCTGCTGTAGCATGTAGTCTTGAAACGGCTGCGTTCCCGGCTGTAGCCCAGCCTCAACAGCTTGGCGATAGCGGTTAGTTTGCTCTGGGCCTTCCGGAACATAAAGAGCCTGCGCTTCGCTCAAAAGGTCTTGCGGCGAGCCTTGATAACCATAGCCACGGGCCACGTTCCACGCACGGGTTACAACGCGCTGTGCTTCTTCTTCTGACTGCGCGCCCTCTAATTGTTGTGGCAGCGCTTCAAGAATGCCAGAATAATCACGCGCCTCCGGCCCTTGCCGCGTCTGACGGTAGGCCATAAACGAGTTGGGGTCGGCTTGTGCAAGGCGTTGTTCTTCGAAGGAGCGCTGTTCTGGCGTCAAGCCAGGCGTAATGCGTTGCTCGTCATAGCCGATTCGTGGCCCGCCAATTCCTGCCTCATCAAGAGCACCACCAATGCGGTTTGTTGCTCGTTGAAACGGGTCAAGTTGAACCTGCTCAATGCGCTGGTCTGGGCCTTGCAATCGGGCAAAGGCTTCCCGCGCCTGCGATTGACGCTGACGCTCTGCTTGTGCAGCAGCCATTTCGGCGCGCATGGCAGACTCTTGAAGGCGCTGGTTACGCGCTCCACGGTATGAGCCGAAGAACGCCGCGCCAACATCGGGAAATACTGAAATTTGACCGACCATTAGAACATCTTACCTTTCGGCGCACCGCCACCGTTAAACATGCCGCCAACCGCATTGCCGACGCCGCTCCAATCAATACCACCCAGAGCGTTACCCCAGATGCCCGCGTTTGCGTTCGCCTGGTTGCCGTAGATGTTGGCTTGGTTAGCGCCCGCTTGGCCGTATGCGCCCATCAGGTTGCCGTAGAGGCCCGATTGTGCGCCCGCATAGGGGTTTTGTGCTGTCTGCGCCAATCCAGCAATGCCGGAAAGGCGGTTATAGTAATTGCCGTATTCACCGGCAGCAAGGCCCTGACCGAACTCCGTAATGCCACGAAGTTGCGCGCCGGACATGAGCATTCCGCGAGCCGCAGCCGAACTGTCCATCGCACGAATACCCTCATTCATGCGGAAGTCGTAGTCAGGTGACTGATAGAAACGATTCATCGCCTCTTGACGGCGCTGATCGTCTATCTCTTGTTGTGTCGGGGTGTAGGTCTGCACACCGCCCGATTCATTGGGGAGTGTATCGCCACCGGGCATGACGGCAGGATAAGGCGTAGGGCTGCCACCGCCCGTTACACCACCGCCACCACCATAGAAGGAATCTATAGGGCCTGTTCCAGCGCCATACCCGCCCGTTGCATAACCGTTGCCTCCATAGCCGCCGTAGCCGCCATAAACGTCATCTTGCGTCCCCATTCCGCCCGGCACGTTGAAGTAACGACTTTGCATTTCAATACATCTCCGGTGGGCGCGAATACCCCATCAAGCCACCACGGCCTGCGCCACCCGTTGCCATTTGCGTCAGGTAGTTACGGTAATCGCCTTGATTGCCGCCATAGTTGGAGTAAAAATCATAGGGATTGAACACGCCGCCGCCATAGCCCTGTTGCGGAGCCGAGACAGGAGCGCCGGGATAGAAGGGAGCGCCGCCACCCAAGGAACCATCTGTCGGGGCTGCGTAAATATCCCCCAAACCATACAGGTCGGTTAGCTGCTGCAAGGCCGCATTGCCTGCGCGCTGACGTGGGTATTGAGAGGCTTGCTGGTCGCTATAGTAACGGTCCTGCTGGGCCATTGCCTCACGGGCAAGGCGCTCTTGAGAGGCCAGTGATTCGCGGTTAGCCGCAAGCTGCGCATTGGTTGCGCTCTTTTGTGACTTGGAACCCATAAGGCCACCAAGAATACTGGCACCGGCTCCGATGATTGCACCCCAAGGCATCAGGGATTCTCCTCGTTATACCGCGCTCCAAAAAGCGCGAACTCTGTTTTGTCGGAAAATTCAATCTTGAAAACGCGGCCCGGAGGGATCATGCGTCCAAGGTGTGCGGTTGTCGCCCGCGTCGAGTATTGACCAGAAGCGCCGAGATTAAGCGTTCGACCGGCGCTATATGTTCCCTCTCGACCCAAAGCGTCTGACCACGTAAGCGTCACAACAGGGTTTTCGTCATCCACATTTGGAGCCGCCGTGCCTACGCCGCGCGATGCGTCCAGCGTAAAGTTGAAGCAAGGGGCGTATTGTCGGGTAGGAACAAAAAGGGTCGCGAGGCAAGCAATTTCGTTCTTTGTCGCGCTTCCAACACTTTGCTCGTAATATGCCGCCGTGTCAAGTGTGTGTATCGCTGCGTCGTAACGATTGCCAACATAATGGTTGCCATTCCACCACGTATGGAGCCAAGGGGCGTAGCCGGGGCGGTTTGCCAGAGGAACCAAAGCGCCGGAACTTAACCGCTCGTGCCATTCATTTGTCGAAGTATCGAACACCCACGCGGCGTTTTCCGTTGCCGGATCGCCCACGTTGAACACCACAAACTGATGCCCGTCCTCAATATACGAAAAGGCTGTAACTCCCTCGCGGGCGCTTTCGGAAATGCCTTGCAGATGCTCCGATATAGCGGGCGTAGAAACAGGCGTTGCGCTTGCCCCCTCGGCACGATAGACAACGCGGTCGTCGCCCATCCAGAACAAGGACTGGCCTACGCGGGTGTGCGCCCACGGGCCGATAATGCCCTTGTCGATAATGCCACCAGGGCGAAGCTGGAAAGGCAAATCAGCACGTCCGGTCGGTTGCCAAATCTCGATATTGTCTTTCTCGAACAGCCACAAATCGCCTCGGAACTCGGTCCCGGCCCGAAGGTTGGAGCCTTTACGTTCTGCCGTAGCAAAATTGAGCGCGTCAACATTGTCGCCGTCAAGAACCTCGGACCACCAGAACTGGTCGTCGTCGTTCGGGATAAACACAAAGCGGCCCGACAGATACACGACATTGACGTAATTCAGGTCGCCTATCGTCCCGCCCGTGGCAAGCACGTCCACAAGAGTCGTTCCATTGTAAACGTAGGCCGTTCCAGCACTCGTGAAGGCCATTTCCTGAATGGCCGAAAACGCCATTGAGACAGGGTTGCTATCGCTTGCAATGACAACTACCGCTTGACTGTCTAGCGTGGCTGTTGCGCCGGAAGTTCCGCCCGTCAGCGTTTCGCCGTTCGTAAAGGCCGCGCTAATTGCGTTAACTCGCATACCGTCAACGCCATCGTCTGTTTTGACCACAGCGGTTGAACCAGACGTTCCGCCCGTAATAGTCTCTCCCACAGAAAACGTGCCGGATAAAGAAGAATACGCAAAGTCTGATGTGGCCGTCACCGTAATGTTTGAACCTACAACGTCGCCGGTCGTAATGCGCTTGAACTGGTCGTCGTAAACCACGAACAGGTCATTGTTGAACTGGTCAACCGATGTGCCAAGGCCGCGCGTCTGCGTTCCCGACAAATCCTCGTAGGTTGTCAGGCCGGGCGTCCGCATGAGGACAAACTGCCGGTCGGGCATATTCGGCGCAGCCTCGGCAAAGAGATTGCGCAGCTCGCGCGGGGGAGCGCCAACAACCTCTCTTTCATAGAAACCGGGACCGAACGCAATATCAGGCATTAGTCAGGTCCAATCTACGTGGTTATCTTGGCGTAGTTGATAAAATAATTGACGGCAGCGTTGGTGCCTGCGACGGCAGCAAGAATATCGCCGTCTTTCAAAATCTGGTTGTTCAACTCCGACACAACCTGCTCACCATCGTCCACCAGAGAGCCAATATACTTGACTTGGTTTGTGTTGCCCGGCGAGCCGCCAGAGGCGTAAATGAAAAACTTGATGTCTGCCACGTCAGAGCCGGAAGCGTTTGCAATCGTGACCTTCTGAATAAGAAAGGTTTGCGATGTTCCGGCGGTAAGAACAGCCGCCGCCGAGTTGCTCATTTGCCCGCGAGCGGCAAGGTTTTGAATTGCCATTTGTATACTCCTATTGCTTTTGAATTAAGGGTTTTGCAACTCGCCCAGCCCGCCAACATTTAACACGCAATCGCCCGCCGTGGCCGTTTCAATATGCCCAGTCTCGCCGCTGTCGGCTTGCATCCAGACCGATATGTAAAGGTTCGTTAGAGGGTATGACCAGACACCACTTTCAAGCGTAAAGAACGCGTCCTGTGCTACCGTGGAAAAGTCCCGTATAGCCTTCCAGCTTAACAACGGCCCGCCCGGTAATTGCGTCCCGCCTGCCGTGCCGTCTGCTGTCGGGACAAACTCGCCAGTGCCGACGCCCGTTTCAATGATAGCCAACTCACCATCAGCGATAACAAGCTGATTGGTTTCGGTGCCGCTTGCGTTGTTGGCAATGATTTTCCAGAAGATTGAACAAACGCCAGATGCCGCGCCGGTTCCGCCGTCGCGCAGTTTTAGCTTTGTGCCACCCAAGTTAATAAGATGATTTTCGTCAACATTAGCAAACGATACGCGCAAGACCTCGGTATAGCTTCCGCCGCTAAAACTCGTTGCGATTGGCGTGTTTAGATTGGCGTCCATCGCTTGCTTCGGGTAAACAATTTTTGGGTAGTCAATAGCCGCACCTTCCGCGACCTGCCCGTCTGCGATTTGGTCTAACTCCGAAAGAGCGCCTTGCCCGCCGCGTCTTAGCGCCTGCAAGTCTGACTCCTCTTGAACGCGAGAGTTCAAGGCTTGAAGGGCGTCGTTAGCCGCTTGCAGTTCGCTTTGCCCCGCGCCAACCTGAGCGCGCAACGCCTCAATTTCGGCCCGCAAGCCTTCAAAGTCACTTGCGTCCCTAACCTCACCGCTTTGCGCCTCAAGTTGACTAAGCCTGTCATCAAGGGCTTGAACCTGAGCAAGCGAGACTTCGTTTCCAAGGCCAAGTTGATAGGGCAGGTCTTCAAACCCGCCAAGCCTTTCCCACACAGACTCATCAAGCCTGCGGTGCGGGTTGGATTGTTCCACTGGATACTTGACGCCGTTAATGGTGACGTATCCGACCGGCTCCTGTATCTGCGGTATGGCTGAATTGATTTCGCCGCGCAAAGGCATTTAATCCCCCACCGCTCTGCCGCGACGTGTGGCGCGATGTGAAAACGCTGCCCGCCCTCGCTGCGATATAGATTCTTCCCTGCGGCGCTGTATGTCTTCGCGGTTATACCCATAATCCCGCATTAACGAGGTCATTCTACGGTTTGCTTCACGCGCCTGTTCTGCGGTGACTTCTCGGCCCATTAAGTTGGAAAGCCTTATCAGTGCGTCACGTCCCCATTGACCGCCCTGCGCGGCCTCTTGCGTGTAAATCATCATGTGTTCCAAATTGTCTTGCGGTCCCCAATACCGCATCCTGTGGTCCACATTTTCTCTTGCGTCAGGGTTCCATCCCCAAGCATCGGACGCAATTCGACGCAGCATGTTGCCCGTCCGCATATCACGGGCGTTAGTTCCTACATGGCCCAGTTCGTGAGATTGAACGGCGGGGTCGCCAACATAGTCGGGGTGATACATTATCACGTCTGGATTTGCGTAAGTTACAGCCGCCGCACCCTGCGGAGCGCCGTCAGGATAATGAAGCGGGTTTCGGTATATGCCCATCAATGCAGGCATGTTCCCATCCCTAAGAGCGTTACGCTCCAAATCCATATCCCGCTCTGCCTCGCCCGCGCTAAGTGAGGCGGTCGCGGCGGCGTCAAGCCCGCGAGGGTAAAGCGTAGCGTAAGGATTGGCGCGGCCAAACATTACCGGCTCCAGTCAACCATGAAGGTCGTAGACACCGGCTCCTTGTCAAAGGACGCGCTTTCATCCAACTTCTGCCCCGCTACGCTCATAAGGCGCTGCATCATCAGGCCGTCAGCAGGATAGTAGACAGGGGCAAGGCGCGCCGCCAAGCCATACTTCAATGTCTCGAACCACTCTTGCGGATAATCCGGCTCGTCGCCCGCCGCGTCAAAGTCATAAATGGCGCGTTGGTAGGTGTAAACCAGCGTTCCAGAGCCGCCCGATTTCAGCACCGGCCAGATATACAACTTGGCAGGGTCGCGTTGCGGGTCGTAATGATACAGCGTTGCCTCGCCCGTAGAATCCTTGTCCGGCAAGCGGTCGTATTCATCGCGGGAGATATGCGTCATAGGGCGCTCATTGCCCGCAGAATCCTTGAACCGCATGTTTTCGATACGGAGGGGCCGGTAGGTCTTGTCGCCGCCTGTGCCGAAGTCATACGGGTTGGCATCCGTGCCTTGCGCTGCCACGAGGGTCAGTGTATCGCGCGACCGGCGAAACAGGTTATAGCCCTGCACCTGCCAGTGCTTCACCATATCATTCAAAACGCGGTCGGCGTGTGTGACCTGACTAGCCGTAGGCGTTTCGTCAATCGCAATCACATGGCACTCAATAAGAGCGTCCTTAATGAGCGTATCCCGCGTTGTGGAGTGGTCAGTGGTTGATGCAACAGCCATTATTGATACAACGTGAATGCGTCAACCGTGTAGGTAACGGTGACTAGTGTCGGGGAGAGAATCTCAATCTCAATGTATCGGAGGGTCTGGCCTATCGGTATGCGGGTTAACTCACCGCTAACAAGATTGTCCAGAATGTCGCGGGTGACGCCATCGTTTACAAGCGTAAAGCTATCACCGTCTTCTGCATAACTTATACGCAAATTAGGCCGTTGCGTCAAATCATTCAACACAAGGTCAAGGTCGAGGAAGCTGACATACTTGTCCTCGCCCAAATCCCCGCCGTAAAGCGTGATCCGCTTGTCAGTGACAGTGTATTCCTGACCAATGGTAGAATTGGCCCCCTCACGAAGCGTCAACTCATTGCCATCGCGGTCGGTGATAATCTCGTTATCGCGCTCGACAATCAGATCGAAGTCAGCCTGGAAGGTGAGCGTCTCAAGCAGGTCTGGGCGAGGGCGGGCATCACGGACAGCATAGTCATCCACCACGCCGCGCACATACTCTTGCGGGTGCCGTGGCTCCCACTCATCCTTGCCGACTTTAAGGCCGGTCCATTCGGTGCGAATGTCGCTGTTGAGATACGCCCGACCAGAACGGTCAGACGCCATCTTCCATTGCCCGTGCGTGAAACCAGACGGGCGGTGCGTTCGCTTCTTGGATTTACTGCCCGTTATACGCATGGATCACCTAGTATGTTGGACGGCCTCGGCGGGGCATACCTTGCATTTCACGGGCAGCCCTAGCGTTCGGGCTGTCGTATTTCCGCAGTTCTGTTACGCCACCTTGAATCTGCCTGCGAATGTCGCCTCCGGGGTTGTAAGCGCCGGGATAGTCGTGGGATAACCTTTCCCTGCTGGGCGTAAGAGCGCCCTCCATAGAACTAAACTCCCCCAAAGAGCCGAGAAGTCGCACCACTGTATCCTGCTCCTCTGGGCTTCCTGTTTCCATAATAGTCCGCAACTCACGAAGGGTAAGGTTTTCCATGCCCTCCATAACCAGTTGTCGAGGGTCATCCCCGTATCCGCGCTCGCGCTTTCCGGCCCATGAGTTAATAGGTTCGGTTACGGTTGACTGGTGCGCCATCCTAAGTCCGCGCCCCGCGTTACCCATTAGTCCGTTCATGCCTCTGTCTCCGTATTGGCTATTGAGGGGTCGAATACGCAAGTGTAGCTAACGCCAATCACCTGACCGCCCGCTTGAATGATTTGCTCGGTTACGTCCATTGTCTCGCGGACCTGTTGTTGACAAGCATCAATAGTCCCGAAGCGAAGGTTGTATTCCAACTCCCGCGTTTGTGGCTCGCCATTGGCGTCGAGAAAAGCGAGGAGGAGGATAAGTTTAAACATCTTCATACCACGTTAGAGCGGCGGTCACATCGTTGGCAGAGCCACTTCCACGCTTGCCGCTGATGATAAAGTTAAGGCTTGGCGGGATTCGGATTTTAAGTGCCGACAAATCAATCTTTTCAGAACCGCCCGCCGGAACCGCAAACGCCGCAAGAAGCCGCCCGCCCGTGAACGTCACAGCATCCGTAGCAACATCAGAAACAAGGTCGGTTCCGACATTGGTGTAGATAAGTTCGACGTTTGGCCTTTCGACCGAGCGGATTTCAATCTGAACATCTTTGGCCCCCTCCGCAGATATTGTCAGGATTTCAGGCTCTATCTCGACTTGATTGTAAAGCCCGTTATACGTTCTACGATTGCGGATTGCCAAAATGGTTGTAAAGGCGGACGAGCCGACAGACTGCGTGTTGATTATCGCGCGAGGGTTGCGGGTATTAACTCTTTTACCTTGCGTGAAGCCCGCCATAGAACCCGACTTGACGGTTATGTTGGTTGTCCCGCCCACAGAAGCGCAGTAGATACCAAGGCGCATTGACGGATTGTTCAGGCTTGGCGTCGTATTGGCGTTGGCGTATTTGATTGTGTGGGCCGTGACGAAGCGCCCCGTATTCGGGTCTTCAATCAAAAAGTGGATGTTACCAAACCCAAGGTATTGGTATTCAATCTGATATACATTGCCCTTCGTTGTGTCGATAGTGACACCGCTTGCGCCCGTCCCGTCAAACTTGTCGCCATTCCAGCTTGACTGCGCCACAAAGTCAGAAGTCTTGGTTACGCCTGCGGTGTCTTGAGCAATAGAGCCTGTTGCCGACCCATGCGAGAACGAATATGTCCCGGCCTTGGCCCCGTCTGATTGGGCGGCCACAATCACCGTAGCGCCTACATTATCCGCCTTCCAGATAGTCTGGTTTGCAGAGTCGTTAAGCCAATTTGCAATCTCGTAGGCGTTGTGTGACGTAGAGCCGCTTGTCAACGGGATTGTATAGGCCACACTGTTCAATGTCAGTGTCAAGTCTGTAGAGCCGCCAGAGCCGCCCGTAACGGTTATGGTCTGCACTTCGGCAAGACCGTCATACCGATGCCAGATACCAAACTCTGTGCCGTTGTATCCGAACGACAACTCATTGCCAATGGAGATAAGGCCCGCGCCCTGCCACGTCAGGGCAACGCCGGAATTGAAGATTGCCGTGAACCTTGCAAGCCCACCCTCGCCCGGCTTGTAGTTAAGGGATCGGAAAGACTGGATAGCGCCATACCCGCCAACAGACGTGCCGGTTGATACCTGCGCCATACCGCCCGCGACTGTCGTAGAGCCTCCCGTTGCGGTAAACGCGCGGAAGTTGGACGGCAAGAAATTGTAATTAAAAGCCGCCTGAATGAACGGATAGTTCTCTGCAACAACCCCCTCACCAAAAGCGGTTTTGGGGGTCGCTGCGTTTTCGAGGTAGGGCTGTAGGTAGGCCGCGCCCATCCTACTTCACCAGTTCAAGAATAATTGTGTATCTGTCTGCCGCCGAGTGGCCAACGGTTGTGAATTTGATGTCGCCCGTAACGCCGGAGCCTGCGTTGTTCTGGATTCCGCCAAAACTGGAAAAGTCGAACTCTTCTACAGTGTCGGCAGGAACGTGAATGGCAAGCACATCGGTTGTTGCATCCCAGAGAACGTCAACGCCCATGCCAAACGTAGCCACGGTCATTTTGTTGATACGGACAGTGGAAGGCGCACCGCTAAGGTTGGCGGCGGTAACTTTCGTAACCGCGCTTTCGCCGGTCCCATCCGAGATATTGGTAAACTTCATGACGGCATTACGAGCGCTGTCAAGCAAGGTTTGCGAGGTTACTGCATCGGCCATTTATGACCTCCTGAAAAGAAAGAAACGGGGGCCGGAGCCCCCGCTAGTTACGCAGTTACCTGCGCGTCTTCCAGAGCCTGCTCCAAGGCATTTACCTTGGTTTGCAGTTCCTTGAGTTGGAGGTTAACCGACAAAATAGCCGCATTGACCGCTGTATTGACTGCCGCGTCCGTGTAGGTGTTGGACGTGGAGAGAGCAATGTCAGCGACATCAGCAAGAGTGCCGTCAACCGTTCCAGTCAGCGTTCCCGCCAACTGACCGATATTCGCCGGTTGCGCGCCTGAACTGTTCAGAAGCGGCCCGCGAATACCAAATGGTAGATTTGTAGCCTTAGACATAATTAGCCTCGTGTTTGTTGTGCTTTTCTAAATTTTCCCACCAAGTTAGTATTTGGAGGTTGCCTTCTACGTGTAGGCCAGAAACGTGCTTCCCGCACAGCGGTATCTTGTGGTCAACGTGATGGGCGACGCCGCTTGACGCTGTGGCCAAGGCGGCTAAACCGTATATTTTTTCGATCTGGTTTCCGTCCGCCCAAGACACAAAGCGCTCTTTTCTTTTGCGCTGCCTTCCTGTTGCAGCGCCTCTGTTTGCGATTTCATAGGCACGGTTTTGAGCCAAAATCTTAGCCCTGTTTTTCGCATAGTTTTTTTGGTGCTCTTGGCGGCGCTTTTCGGCATTACCGGGCTTCGCCCTGTGCCGGTCACGATACGCTTTTGAAACGGCTTTATATTGGCCAGACGCCTTTAGACGGCGGCGCTGGTCGGCTGACGCTTCTTTGCAGCAAGATTTGCACCACGTGGATAACCCATCCTTTGCTGACGCCTTTTTGTAAAAATCCGTAAGCGGAAGCTTGCACCCACACCGAATACAAGCCTTGGCCATATTTAACTCCAATAGGTTGGGCGGGGGCCGAAGCCCCCACCGCTATCGCTAACCAGCACCCGCAGATGCGTAGGCAGCGCGCCAATCAACGAAGTCAAACTTGTAACGCTCGACCGCAGAGGCCAGAGCATTCTTCGTGTTGAAGTCGTTGTCACGCTCAAACTCCAGAGCCATACGTTCTTGGAAAATCAAGCCCGTGCCGCTCGGAACGTCATTCAGAATGAAGAATGCGTCGGTGTCGGTGAGGTAGTGGTTTACCACATAACCTTCCGGCAGCATTCCTTTTGAACGAAGCGCGTTGGTCGCGTTGTTTGCCGTGTCATTTTGAAGCGTGGACTTCAAGATGCGTTCGGCGTTGAAGCTCTCGGCAACCGGAATAACCAGTTTACGAGGCATCAGTTTGATCTGGAAGCCACGGTCGTCCTTGGCGTTACCAATCTGGATAAGCAAGTCTTCCAGAGAGGCTTCGGAAAGGTCAGCCGGAGTTGCCAGTTCGTTGGACTGGTTGCCGTCATACATGGTCGGGTGAAGGGTGGAGAACA